CATACATCCAACCGCCGAAGGTCAGATTAATCTTTAAGTTGCTTGTCACAAAACAAATGAAATCAACCAATTAAGGTAAAAGACAATATTATGACAGCGTCCAACGTAAGAAATATGAAAATACAAGCGCGTACAAAGTACCGTGACTACTAGAGCTGAGACCACGCTCGAATCCAAAATATTTGGTCTCATTCACACACAAAAACAACATACTAATTCACAGCTTACCATATCTTCTAATATCGATATCATACCATGTACTAACACGCATACCAGACAAATTATAATTATTACAACTTTCAATTAATTTATCTCTAACATACTCATAATATTCTCTACCATGACCATGCGCCAATTCCAAACACATCTCAGCGTTTACAATTGTATTTGCAATACGATTTCCTTTTTTACTTATCCAATTCGCACATCCTTCAACTGATACCTTATCAAGGGCAGCAGTATAAACACCAGGACGTGTTTCATGTTGCTTAAAATGACATTTCAAAAAGGATATCGTATCCAAACTACGCCATTTAACTAACTGATTTGATTTATCTGCATCAGTAAAACAGATATTATATTTTAAGAAAACTTCGCTCATAGTCACAGTATTAAACACTTCACACAACGAATCAGGAATACCTATAACTATATCATCACCATACGTACATACAAAACAAAATTCATTAAAATAATTTAAACCTAAATCGCTCAATTCCATAAAAACACACCTAACATACAAACTATTAACTAAAGAATTTAAAGGAGTTGTAATAGGAGAACCCGAAGGAATACCACATGCCGTTCTATATATCAAATCTAAGCATAAATGATAAGAACCAACAACTTCTTCAGCAAGTATTTCACGAATCTGTTGATCTTCAGCACTCGCACCATTTATCTTATACCATGCAATAATTATATCAAAGGCTTTACGCGCAGCTTTCAACATCAATCCCGGACCAAAATTTTTATAATCACCAGCTATTATTTTTCCACCAGGTTTACATAATTTACCTGCTAACAACGTCCACTCCAAACTATTAACATCTATACCTATTGCATGTTCAACATCAAAACGAGCATTTTGATACCCCACCAAAAAATCCAAAAAATATTGTTTGAAAGTAATTGTAAATTGAACAGGACTAATACTAAATACACGCGTTTTACCAGGAATTTTACATTTCTCAATAGGTAAACAAGTATCTTTTAAACAATCAGTAAATACAGTAAAAGGTTTTATTTTTCTATGACGTAAACTCATATCTAATTCATACAATCTTTTCAATTCCGGATGAACACCTCGTAAAACATACTGGTCTTCAGTTTCTTCTAAATCAAACAACCATTTTTTACCACTCACACCTTTAGGACGTATTAATTTTAATGGATATCCTTCACTAGTACTCCATTCTAAAGGATCAAAACCGTGAATATGGGGATCTCCTACAACAGCAACGGAAAAATCAACAACATTTAAACAACTACGGGGCATTTTAACATTCATACAAATTTTATTACATAAATCTTCAGTGGCATTATCTAATAATATATCGGAAAAATCTAACGGAGGCTTACCAAAATTCGAACATCCATTCACTAATGGCGAACCAGAACCTTTTGGTAAACGTTTATCATTAAGTTTTAATGGATTGGGTTCAGTTTTAACCTCAAATACACCTTGAATAATTGATGGAATTATCTGAGAATCACCACTCTGACGCTGCATACACTTATCTTCCAC